CACTGACAGCCACAGCATCGCAGCATGATCCTGTGCCACGTGGGTGCTACGGTGACCGGATGAGCAACTCACCTATCAAGCAGTACGGCGGCGCCGACGTCGTCTCCCAGCAGATCAAGGTCACCAACACCGGCGACGGACTCTCCCAAGCGATGCAGGTCGAGCCCGACGACTTCGCCATCGGCCAGAAACGGTACGTCGTGATGGAAGTCGAAGTGACCGAGATCGGCTACAAGCGGATCAAGGACACCGAAGTCCTCGTCGAGATCCCGAAGATGAAAGCGCTCGGCGCGACGTTCATCGACGGCGACCTGGTGGCCGAGCACCTCGAGGAACAGGCCCACAAGATCCTGGTCTCGAAGGGCGAAGGCGACGTCGACCCCGACGCCATCGACGATCCTGACTGATCGCCGGCCCGCCCGCTTCCTCGTCGGGTGCGCCGGTCACAGATGCCCCCTCGCCTTGGCGGACGAGGGGGCATCTTCGCGTCGAGGCCCGGGATCTGCGTACGCTGCACAGATGAAAGCAATCCCGACCACGTCCAACATCGACACCTTGCCGATCCTCACCAAGGAGATCATCGACGAGATCTCGACGAGCACCGATCACCCCGACACCCGCCACGCCAGCAGCGAAGGCCCAGCGTTCGTCCTGGTGTTCGTCCGTGGCGGCTGGTACAAGGCCCCGTTCGATGAGCTGACCGCGCTCGGCAAGCTCACCAAGAAGATCGAGTACCCGTACGGCGACGACGGCGAGCTCAAAAATCTCGGTGGCGACGACGACACCGACGACACCGACGCCACGTCGTGACTGACACGACCTCGGGCGAGGCGGCCGAGGTCGTGCACGACCCCACACTGCTCGAGTCCGACGACGTGATGGTCGGACACGTCGAGCATGCGAAGCTCGGCTCGGTCGAACTCGACAACGCGAAGGCATTGCTCGACGCCGGGCCCCAGCGCCCCGAATACGACGAGCGTTCGGAGCGGCCCGGTGCGAACATGGTCGCCCACAAGCACTACCGCGAGGGCGTCGAACGTCGGCGCCGGATGATGGAGTTGCTTGTCACCGGCTCCACCATCCAAGAAGCGTGCGACACGATCGGCATCAGCCGCAACACGTACCGGATGTGGCGACAGCGGTTCCCGAAGTGGGCTGCGGAGTGCACGACGATGCGTGTGGCCGCGGCCGACGGGGACCGCACCGCCAAGGAGGTCGTCGATTCGCCGGCGATGTTCGTCGCCAAGTACTTCAACATGCATCTGACGTGGTTCCAGCTGCTGTTCATGGACGAGCTCGCCAAGCTGCCGCTCGGCTCCATGCTGCTGGTGCTGTGGCCGCCCGAGCACGGCAAGACCACCACGTTCGAGAACTACGCCAACATGAAGCTGGCGTCGGACCCGGCGTGGCGTTTCCTGGTCGCTTCCGAGAACCGTGGCATCGCCCAGAAGATCCTCGGTCGAGTCATGGACCGCATGAATCCGCTCGGCCCGACCCCGGCGTACGTGTCGCAGTTCGGTCCGTTCGTTCCCCAGTCGAACGGCGGCATGGCCCAGGTGCGTCAGCCGTGGACCGACACCAAGTTCTCGGTGTACGGCGCGCGACAGTCCGACGAACGCAACTTTTCGATGGAAGCAGTCGGTGTGAACGGCTCGATCGTGTCAGCGCGATGCGACCATCTCCACGTCGACGACCCCCAGTCAGTCAAGACGCTCGGCCAGACCGCGAAGATGACCACCTGGTTGCGCCAAGACGCACTGTCGCGGCCAGCCGAGAACGGGATCACCTCGATCTGTGGCACTCGGGTCGGTGAGGAGGACATCTACAACGAGCTGCTGCAAGACGGCGAGCTCGACGGGATCATGAAGGTGCTCCGCTTCCCTGCGGTGCTGACCGATCACGACACAGGCGAACAGAAGCCGCTCGACCCGGCCCGGCACACGCTCGATTCGCTCGACCGGATGCGCCGCAAGGTCGGCTCGGAGATCTGGGACCGCAACTGGATGCAGAACCCGGGCGCGTCGAAGGCCGGCAAAGGCACGTTCGAGAAAACGACGGTCGAGAAGCTCCTCGACTCGAGCCGATCGCTGCAGGACCGGGTGGGATCCGACGGCGAGAACGCAGACCCGGTCATCTACATCGGTGTCGACCCTGCGCTCGGTCAGAAGAACTGCATCCACGCCTACGAGGTGCGCCCCGACGGCAAGCTGTTGATCCGCCGCATCCGAGAGGACATCGGATTCGAGCGCAACGAGCAGATCATGGGTGCGCTCGAGTCGGTCGTCGACTGGTGCCAGCAGGGCGGTCAGGTCACCGACGTGGTGATCGAGGAGAAGAACTTCCAGCTCGGTCTGAAGAACGACGAACGGCTTCGTGAGATGGCTTCCAAGGTCGGGTTCCGCATCCACGGCCACATGACCGGCTTCAACAAGTACGACACCGACATCGGTGTGGCGTCGATGGCGAGCTCACTGATCAAGGGCGAGCTGATCTTGCCGTGGGCGCCCGACGATCTGACCCGCGGGCTCATCTCGGAGTTCAAGCGCCAGCTGTATGCGTGGAAGCCTGGCGTGCGCGGATCGAAGCTGCGCCAGGACTACGTGATGGCGTTCTGGTTCGTGTGGGTGCTGTGGCGATCGCGCAACATTCACCTCGATTCGTCGGACGCAAAGCACGTCTCATCCTTCACACGCCAGACTCCAGGGTGGAAGATGGGTGGCGGAGGCCTGATCCTCCCAACGAGATAGGACCCTCATGCGCACATTCGAGCAAGCACAACTCATCGCCGTGAACATGCAGAGCGCACGTTCGGGTGCGATCAAATACATGCAGGAGATCCGTCGCCACTACGAGGCTGACTGGGTCGTCCCGCTGCCCGACGTGAAGGGCGAGCCGAACATGGACATGTTCACGCCGTCGCTGATCACCGACACCGTCGACTCGCTCGGCATGCGTGCTGCGTCGATCTCTCCGGTGGTGTACTCGCCGCCCGTGTCGGCATCGGACCTGTCGAGCCGGCGCGCGATGAACCGACGAAAGATCATCAACGCCACGTATCACCGGTCGCACTGGAAGATCAAGCGCCGTCGCTACTACCGGCACATGTGCGCCTACGACACCGGGTCGATCTTCGTGCGGCCCGACTTCCTCACTGGCGAAGTCAGCATCGAGATCCGCGACCCGCTGTTCACGTTCCCTGAGCCGACGTCGGCTGAGATGGTGCGGGCCCCCGAGTACGTCGCGTTCATCACCCGGTTCTCCGGTTCCGAGCTGCGCATGCGTTACCCGATGCTGCGCTCCGAGAACGGCGGTCCGATCACCGAGCTGAAGATGGACAACGAGTGGGACGTCATGGAGTGGGTCGACTCCGAGATGATGGTGTTCGGGCTGATGGGCCCGGCGCACTCGACCGGTGAGCACGTCTCCAACGAGTACCGCACACACTTCGGCCACGCCGGCATGCAGATCGGACCGATGGTCCCGAACCGTGCCGAGGTGTGTCTCGCCGTCACACCCCAGGAGGTGTCGCTGCACTCGATCGGCAACCGTCTCAACGCGTTGCTCGGCAACGTCAAGATGCAGTCGAGGCTGATGGCACTCGAGGTGCTGGCCCAGCAGAAGGCGATCTTCCCCGACATGTTCGTGATCGGCCACGACAACGAGTCGCCGCGGATCATGGGCGACGGGCAGTGGAAGGACGGCACGTCCGGTGAGATGAACCTGCTCGGCGGTGTCCGCCAGGTCGGCCAGATCACCCAGACCCCTGACATCAGGACGCAGGCCATGATCGATCGGCTCGAACGCAACACCCGTGTCAGCTCGGGCATGTCGCCGCAGATGTCGGGCGAGAACTCCGGTTCGCTCCGTACCGGCAAGGCGCTCGACTCGATGCTGCAGTCGGCGGTCGACCCACGCATTCAGGAGATGCACGAGGTGACCGAGTCGTGGCTGCCGATGGTGAACGCCGCAGTGCTCGCTGCGTACCGCGGCTGGTTCCCCGACCAGAAGTACGAGTTCTTCTCGGGCTGGCAGGGCGACAAGGGCCTCGTCAAGTTCACACCGTCCGTCGAGATCGAGACGACCGAGAACACAGTCGAGTATTCGATCCCCGGCGCAGACGTCGTCCAGCACACTCAGGTGCTCGGCTCGCTCCTCGGTGCAGGCGTCATCTCCGAAGAGACCTTCCAGGCGCGCCACCCGTACATCTCGGACTCGTCGACCGAACGATCCCAGAT